CGGTATCGCGTAATGCCGTATGTTGGCTACACGGGCGTCGCCGACCAAGCTAACACCAGCGATGGGTTTGCTTTGCACACCAGTGCAGCGAATGTTGTCGGATCAACTCCGGGTGATGATGTTGGCGACAACGGCGTGGTTGATCTGTATGGTGGATCGGCGCGAGCAAAGTATTACATCCTGATGGAGTCATCGGGATATGTCTTGCAAGAAGACTCAAGCAAAATTGAACTGGAGAGCAACTGATGGCTGACCAAAAAATATCGGCGATGCCAACAGCGGCAACGCTGACTGGCGCTGAACTGGTTCCTTTGGTTCAGTCTGGCGCGAATGTCAAGGCAACCTTGTCTACCTTGACGACATTCACCTATGGCGCAAATGCTGCGTTTGAAGACTTCACAACTCAGAACCTTGTTTCTGCAAACACGCCCAAGGTAGTGACCTTTGATACAACGGATTGGGCGACAGGCGTGACGCTGGTCTCCGGATCGCAGCTCACGGTTACCAACGCCGGCAAGTACAATTTCCAGTTCAGCATTCAGTTTGGTTGCACAAGCGTACAACTGCAAGACATCTATGTTTGGTTGAGGAAGAACGGCACCGACATCGGTGGGTCGGCAGGCTTGGTTTCTGTGCCAAACAGTCATGGTGGCGTTGATGGTCACGCTATCGTCGGATGGAACTTCTTCCTTGATCTTGCTGCAAATGACTACATCCAACTGGTGTGGACTTCGGCAAGCACGACCGTCAACATCAGAACCCTTTCCGCTGGCGCAAGCTGGCCATCCACCGCTTCTGTCGTGATGACGATCAATCAGGTGTCCTGATGCCCCTGATCAAGTCCAAGTCAGAGAAGGCGTTCAAGTCCAACATCAAGGCTGAGATCGCCGCTGGCAAGCCGCAGAAGCAAGCGGTGGCGATTGCCTATGACGTGCAACGTCGAGCGCCGAGAAAAGCTAAGGGTGGAGGATTATATGCAAACATTCATGCAAAGCGTGCGCGCATTGCTGCAGGCTCTGGTGAAAAGATGCGCTCGCCTGGCGACCCCGGCGCACCCACAGCGCAAGACTTTGCGGCGTCGGCCAAAACGGCCAAGCATAAAAAAGATGGCGGCCCGTCGCTCAGCGTAGGGCGAGGCGAAAAGTTGCCAACTTCTCAAGGCGCTGGACTTACGGCAAAAGGCCGGGCAAAGTTTAATCGTGCAACAGGCGCAAACTTAAAAGCTCCACAACCGCAAGGTGGTCCTAGAAAGAAGTCGTTTTGCGCCCGCATGTCAGGCGTGGTAGAACATGCAAAAGGCGATGCGCCAAGGGCAAAAGCATCTTTACGACGATGGAAATGCGCTGGATGGTAGAAATTGACAGGTTAACGGGTCCCAGGAGTGCACTCAGAGGCCCCCAAACAGAGTAACCAAGGGGTTACTACCACATTAGGAAGCGTAAGGCATGGCGTACTCAGGCACAATTGGACAAACGGTTATCAATGTACAAACATTGATTGATCATGCCGTCCGGCGCTGCGGAAAGCTCGCCGAGGAGATCACATCGGAGCAACAGGTCACCGCAAGGGAGAGTCTGTTCTTCCTGCTGTCCGCGCTGGCCAACAAAGGCATCAATTACTGGGCGATCAGCAAAAAAGTCTTCGGTTTGAAGGCCGACCAGTACATCTACAGCCTGCCGGTGGGGTCTGTGGACGCCCTGAATGTGCTGTATCGCACGATGAACCGCCCGATTGGCGACTATTCGGCCTCTTCTGGCATCGCTGCGAACGCTTTTGACAACAATATCGACACAATCTGCCAGCAAACAGCGCCAGATGGCAACATTTCGGTCAATTACGGCACAAATAACCCGATTTATGCCGGTTCTATCGGGATTTTGCCCGGTACAAGCGGCAGTTTCCACATTTTGCTTGAGTATTCGACCGATGGCGCGACTTGGAGCACGCTGGAAGACACCGGCGTGACCACTTGGGTTGACAATGAGTGGCTCTGGTACGACATCGATCCCGGTCAGAGCGTCCAATACTACAGAATGCGCGAAACCGGCGGCAATACGCTGGCGGTGCGTGAGTTCTACATCGGAAACAACAGCCGCGAAATCCAGATGGCCCGGCTGAACCGCGACGACTACACCAACCTGCCAAACAAGAACTTCACGGCCAACCAGCCGTATCAATTCTGGTTCGACCGGACGATTCCGCAGCCCACGATCTACCTGTGGCCGACCCCGAGTGATCCGTTCATCCAGATGACCGTCTGGTACTCACGGCAGATCATGGATGTAGGTGCATTAACGGATGAGCTGGAAGTGCCACAGCGATGGTACGAGGCCACGATCTTTATGCTGGCGCACCGCCTTGCGTTGGAACTTCCGGCTGTTGCTGATGCTCGAATAGCGTATCTTGAAAAAATGGCAACTCAGTTCTTGTATGAGGCTGAAGAAGAAGAGCGTGATAAGTCGCCGATCTACTTCGCCCCGAACATCTCGGTCTACACGCGCTGATGCCACGCTTTCTCGACACTCGCGGCAACTCAACTCTTGCCATCGGCGTATGCGACCGATGCAAGATGAAGCGTGCGCTGTCGTGTTTTTCGAGCGATACCAACTTCCCCGGATTGCGTGTGTGCGATCAGGGGTGCAAGGATCAACTCGATCCGTACCGGCTGCCTGCGCGGCAGACTGAGCGGATCAATCTGCGGTTTCCACGGCCTGATGTGAGCGTTGCGGTTGACCCGGACGCCATTGTGACCACGGGAACCACGCAGTGGGTGTTGTCTCCGGAGCAGAACACTCAGACTCCAGAGAACAACGGCAACCTTGACACTTTGAGTCCGAGTCCATAATGGCAAATGTACAGATCACTCAGCTCCCGCAGGCAGGGGCGATAACCGGCACAGAAGCCGTTCCAATCGTCCAGAACGGCCAGACGGTTCAGACCACGACCGCCGCGATTGCTGGCTCGCCGGTACAGACTCAGACCTTCCTGACGCTGAATCAAGAGCCGACGCTGCCAAACAGCCGGGCGCTGTCTGGCGGCACTGGCGTCGGGCTTGTGGACGGCGGAGCGCAATCCACCCTCCAGATCACGCTAAATGGCGCCTCTGGCTCGCTGGAAGCCGCCGGGAATGGGTTGATAGCCAAGACCGGCTCCAGCAGCGTCACAGCCCGTTCTATCGCGGTCAGCGGCAGCGGATTGAGCATCACCAACGGCGATGGCATCTCGGGCAACCCGACGCTGGCCATGACCGGCCTGCCATCTTCCTTGGCTGGGCTGACTGGCTCTGGCTTCCTGTGCCTGCCGAACAACGGCACGGTGAGCGCCGTCACCCTGACCGGAACGACTGATCAGATCACGGTCACCGGCGGAGACGGAACCGGCGGCAATCCGACCTTTGCGATCGCGTCCAACCCGGTGCTGCCGGGAACTGGTGGCGTAGGTCTGCCGGCCGGCGGAACGGCTGCGCGGCCCGTGTCTGCCTACAACGGCCTGTTCCGGTACAACACCGACACTGGCCTGCTTGAGGCATATCTGTCGGGGTCTTGGACTTCCTTGGCGGCCGGCTCTGGCGTCACCTCAATTGCAACCGGCACTGGTTTAACCGGCGGTCCGATTGTCTCTACTGGCACGATCTCAATTGCCAACACCGGCGTGACGGCAGGCTCGTACACAGCCGCCGACATCACGGTGAACGCGCAGGGCCAGATCACTGCTGCCAGCAGCAACAGCTCGTTGGTGACTTCGTTCTCGGCCGGAACCACCGGGTTTACGCCTAGCACGGCAACCACCGGCGCTGTGACGCTGGCGGGTACGCTGAATCCAGCCAACGGCGGAACCGGGGCAGCCACGCTGACCGGGTATGTCTATGGCAACGGCACGAGCGCCATGACGGCGTCCACGACCATTCCGACCGCGGATCTCAGCGGCACGGTGAGCAATGCTCAGTTGGCCAATAGTTCGTTGACCATTGGCTCAACCAACATCGCCTTGGGCGCTACCAGCCTGACGCTTGGTGGGCTGACGACTGTGACGGTCACGCAAGATCCGACCACGGCTTACGAGCTGACGACCAAGCAGTATGTGGATGGATTGGCTTCGACTGGTCTTGTGTATCACCAGCCGGTGCAGGCTGCCACCACGGCAAGCCTTGCCTCGATCACCGGCGGCACGGTCACCTACAACAACGGCACGGCGGGCGTCGGCGCAACCCTCACGCTGTCTGTCGCCCTGACTACGCTGGACGGCTACAGCCTGTCCAACACCAATCGGATATTGGTCAAGGATGAAAGCAATCAGGCGCACAATGGCATCTACACTTGGGCGACCGGCGGCACGGTACTGACCCGAGCGACCGACGCTGACACTTACGGCACCGGCACAAATCAACTCAGCCTGAACGATTATTTCTTTACCCAGAACGGCACCGTCAATAAAGGCGTCGCTTTTGTGGTGACGACGGTTGGCACGATCACATTCGGCACTACCGCGATCACATTCGCGGAGTTCAGCACCTCGCAGGTGTACACAGGAACTTCCCCAATTCAGGTCTCCGGCACAGTCATCTCGCTGAACACGGTGCCGGTAACCTCTGGCGGGACGAACATCACCTCGTACACCACGGGCGACTTGCTCTATGCCTCAGCCTCAAACACGCTGTCCAAGCTGGCGATTGGCGCAACCGACTATGTGCTGACTTCAAGCGGCACGGCTCCGCAGTATGTGGCTCAGTCCACCCTCTCGGTTGGCTCTGCAACAACGGCCACAACTGCAACAAACATCGCTGGAGGTTCTGCCGGCGCGCTGCCGTATAACACCGGAGCAGGAGCGACGAGCTTTTTGTCTCTTGGTACGGCGGGCTATGTGCTTGCCGCAGGGGCTTCTGCTCCGGAATATGTCGCGCAATCGACGCTGTCCGTCGGATCGGCCACAAACGCCACGAACGCTACGAACACGGCGATCACCGCGAACTCAACCAATGCGACAAACTATCTGACCTTCGTCAGCGCGACTTCCGGCAATTTGCCTGAGTTGGTAAATTCTTCAATCACTTGCAATCCTTCCACCGGGGCGATTACTGGCGGAATCTCTGGAGGTACTTTCTGATGGCTGCTACAGGCTACACACCCATTCAGCTTTACTACAGCACGACCAGCTCTGCTGTCCCGCTGGCTGCAGATCTTGTTGCCGGCGAGTTGGCGATCAACACCAACGATGGAAAGCTGTACTACAAGGACAGCGGCGGCACGGTTCGGTTGCTGGCATCAAACGCCGCCTCAACGCCTGTCACCACCTTCTCTGCCGGCACGACTGGATTCACGCCAAGCTCTGCGACCTCCGGTGCAATCACCCTCGCAGGAACGCTGGCCACCACGAATGGCGGAACAAATCTGACATCATTCACCTCTGGTGGCGCTATGTACGCCACATCGACCAGTGCGCTGACCACTGGCACGCTGCCAAATACTGCGGGCGGCACTGGACAGTCGAGTGCCTTTACGCAGTACGGGATCACCTATGCTTCAACAACCACGGCATTGGCGACAACGGCAGCAGGCACGGCGGGGCAGGTGCTGACCAGCAATGGCACATCTGCTCCAACTTGGCAGACGGCAGCAGGCATTACAACCGGCAAATCCATCGCAATGGCGATGATCTTTGGTTTCTAAGGAGCAATCATGGCAAACCCCAATATCGTCGCTGTAACAACCATCTACGGAACGACGACCTATTACACCCCGACCGGCACGACTGCGGTTGTCCTGTTGGCCAACACTGCTTCATCTGGCAAGGTCTACAAGATCAACCAGATCGTCGCGTCCAACACCACGACCTCTGCGGCCAACGCTACGGTGTCGATTTACACGAACGGCGCTGTGGCGCAAGGCTCGGCTCCCTCGGGTGGTACGGCATACCCGGTGGCGTCGTCCATCTCGGTTCCGGCCAACGCTTCGCTGATCTGCGTGGACAAGACGACTGCCATCTATCTGCAAGAGGGCACTTCAATCT